GTGGTTACGGGTTGGTCGTGGGTTTGGTGCTGTTATGCAGGGTTTGGTGAGTGTGCGGATGTACGCGACGAGTGGGTCGAGGTGAATTTGGGTGAATGTGTTACAATGTGTAACTTTTGTAACTGGGAGTTCGTTGTGGGTCCCCACGGCGCCGCGTAATACCTAATTGCATTTAATTAGGTAATTAATTGCCTGTTAACGTCTATGCGCTGCCAGTAAAACCGTAAATGTTGTCTACTTAGACGCGTGTGAACCATGCTTAAATAGTAGGCAGTGGTGCTATAACACATGTTAAGCTTAATAACAGCGGGAATATATGGTTGTCTTATTAGCGAAAAATCCGAATATGATGTGTTGATGCCAGTGTATCTAACTCTTCACCCCCCCCCCACTGTTTAATAAAATATATATATATGTATATGTCTAATAGTAATTCTTTTCTGTATTATTTTGTTACACTTTGGCCTATTTTTAAGGCATGACTGCCTGTTTTTTAGGCCAAGTTATATCTAAGTATGTAGACCTGTCCAAACGCGTACATCTGCCTACTTTTTAGGCGCCTAATTTATAGGCACACATCAAGTTGCTAATTGCACATTTTTATTAATTGTTTTTCGCAATTAATTTGGTTTGTAATTATGGAGCGAGAGTGCATCGCTGTATGAGCATCCGCGGCTTGAGTGCATCACCCTATATGGTGTAAAATGGAATTTTGTTTGGAGGTCTTATGGACTTGAAAGAAACTCAGCGCGGAGCATCAGCGACGTTTTTCGGTACGGTTGCCGCAGTGTGGTTACTGTTGCTGCTCTTGTGGTGCATCACAGGGTCGTAAAAAAGCCCGCACTAGGCGGGCCTGTGTAGAATGCATCAGGTGCATCAAGGGTAGATCTGCACACTGAGTGTTCGCAGGTCGTCGGCCTGGATGAGACAGCAGACGACCCCAAGAATGTCCAGCGCGTGGATCAGCGCGTACCGGGCACCGCGTTCGCTCAGCTGATGGAAGTGCTCGCACAGGTCGCGTGCTACAGGTCCCGGGTGAACCTCGGTGCTGGTGAAGCTATCCGTGAACATGGTCTTGGACGCGCTGTCCAGCGCGTTGAAAATGTACAGCATGGTTCACCCCTTGGAAAAGATGTAAGACAGGAACGCTGCAATGAGCGCGACGATTTGCAGAGCAGGTGCTGGTGAAAGCAGAGGGCTGCTGAACGCGACCAGCAAGCAGAAGAACCCGATTATGAACCAGAAATAGCGTAGCATGGTATTCCAATGTGGTTACAAGATGGTTTCGCTGCAGCCCGTTTTAGGCGGCAGGGGAACCACCCTCTTTCGAGGGGGTTGCTGGGTGCATCACTCTGCCACGTTGCGACCGGTAACCCCGTGAAACTTCCTCCAGCGGTAGAACTGGATGGTGCAGGTCGTGCTGTCGACACCCTGGCCGGTGAGTGCATCCCGGAAAGGCTTGATCTGCGGGATCTTGCCGGTCTCGGCTGCTTGCTTGTCCAGCGCGTCCCAGATGCTGCGGCACAGGGTACCGACCGAGGGCTGCTTGATACCGTTTTGTTCCGGACGGTCCTTTTGGATCTTGTAGGTGGTCTTTGGTGCATCACCCTTGAGTGCATCAGGGGTCGCAGTTTGCATCAGACCTGCGAACGGGTTCGGTGCGATGCTGCCGTCGGCGAACTCGACCACGGGTGCAGCTTCGACCTCGGCTTGCGTGACCGGGCTGGCGGGGAGGATGTAGGGTGCACCGGCTTCGGTGATGTCGAAGCCCCATTGCAGCGGGTCCCCTGCCATGTAAACCATTTCGGGGGCGTAGTCGACCTCGTGTTTGGCGCAGGCTTTTTTGCAGGCACCTACCGTGAGACCCTTGTTTGCGAAAGACTTGAAAGACATGTGAAACTCCTATTTGAACTGCACTAGTGGGTAGTGCGACCCCCTGCAGCTAGGGCGACCCTTTTTGCTGCGATGTGTTCATTATATAGGGATAGTGAGCTTACGCCTGCCCACCCTTGTAAAAAATTGTAACGGAGGGCGGACCCGTTTGTAACCCTTGCACAGGACAGGAATGCGCCTGGGCGCGCCCGCGTAAATCCCATGAAAACGCATCGCTTGTCAAACGGAATTTCGTGTGTTGTAAAAGCGTCACCCGTCTAGGCATCTAATAAAATTCGGTGTATAATTAAGTCTGAGGGTGCACCTCGGCGCAGCATACCCCGGCGGGTATGCTAATTCACAGGTTGTGAGTCTTCTATAAGACTTAAATTGTTCATAACGTTGACTTGAGTGTTCATAACAATTTTTCAGGGGGAAGTACCTGAACCGTTCAAAAGCGCTGTAAACCCCGTTTAGACCCCTTGCCGGGGGATTCGTGGTGTAGGCAACAGTTCAAAAATTATTTTTAAAGACCCTCTACTTTAGGCGGACGTTTTTGGTGTGTTGGACCTTATAATAAACACATCGACAACCAACACAGGAGTTAACTATGTCCACTAACCGCAATGCCCGATTCCAACGTGGGTCCGGTGTTTATACCTGCCGGTGCTGCGGCCACAACACACGCGACACAGGCGGGGATGGGTCTGGTGTTCGCTTGTGTGATACCTGTTACGAGCTGGCAGGCGAACAGAACCACATCGGAGACAACGGCGGTTCGACGTACGGTACGCACGACGAGGTGCGGGCTATGCTGGCCTACCTTGACAAGCGCACAGGTGTAGGTACAGCACTGCGCTGCTTCCCTGAGGTGTGCGAGGCTGTTAACTACAGCCCATCGTAAGGAGATACAAACATGCACGCATACCGTCTGGTGCGCATAGCGCACGCACGCTTCTGCATTGTTACTGTGGAGGGCGTACCTGTACCCCGTGCGCAGCTACAGGACCTGTTTTCGCAATTAGCTACGGACTTGTCTTTGCTGTAACTACAGGGTACACATTCGATACTCAGCGGTCCACGGACCGCTTTTCCACAGGCTGTTGCGATGTGAGTGTTTACATCTGTTCGCGTGTGCTGTGTGCGAGCGCTTGCATGCATCGTAGATGTATGTATGCACATCTACTTATATGCACGATGTGTTATATACTGATACATGCATACATGCATGCTGCCATATATGCATGGCGATGTATGTTTATATAGACCTACCCCTATACCATGATGTACGGGACGGTACCCGTACCTACCTCCCGTAAAGTATCCTTGCTCTGCAAATCACCCTAAGATAAATTAAGTCACATTACTTGACCTACCCTTCCCTTTCTGTCTTCCCTTCTCGTAAGTCAAACGTCAAAAATTCCTCCGGGTATTTCTAAATCGGGTTAAGATAAATCCACACAAACACATCAAACCTTACCGTGTTAAACTGGCACCAGCAAAACAGGTTGCAGTTAGCCCAGCTGACTACAAGAGTGTCGACAAAAGACTGCGTCCTTCTGTCCCTGCAGAGCTTGAGTTGCGAAACGCATTGCCCATAACGGTCGCTGGAGGCATTGCCCACTAGCTTAACCACGTACTCCAATGTGGTTACAAGGATTTAGTCAGCTAGCTTTTGGACCTACCCTGTTGTTGCCGAAACACCAGCCTTAGGCTCGCTGACTAAGCCCTTTGGAAGTACAGCTGACGGTAGCTTAGACAGGATTTGGTTCCACGTCGTTTGAAGCTAAACCTGAAGCGGTATGGGTGGTTCGATTCCACTGGGGGCGCCAATCTTCTGCAACCAAGGTAGTGCATGACCTTGCAGGAGTTCTCGGATCGGCGGGCGCAGTTCTCCTCCTGGCTGCGCTCGCCTGTCGTGGATTTTAGAGGTGGGCAGTACGGATGGACGTACACAGACTCATGCTACCGGCTACGCCCTCCAGGCAGCATCTTACGCAGATGTGCGAGTAAATGGTTAATTAGGTTCGCCCTAATCCCACCTCTAAAACCTATGCTTAAAAAACTCCGCAAAGCTTTCAAAGACTGTTCTCCCGAAGCGCAGTTTCTTGTTCGCACAATCTACCTTACCACTGACGGTTCGTTGGTGGACCACCCTGCATTCTCTTTGCAGTTGGTTCCCACACTGGAGGACGTTGCTGCTATCGGGCGCAACCTTTCGCAGTTCCAAATCCACTCGCCCTCCGAGCTGCGCATTTGCGTTACTCCGGTACTTTCCCAAACTCCGGAAGTGTTCGCTGTATGACCGATATCCACGTCGTCCCATTGAACGATTTGCGGGAGCATGTCTCGTTGCCCTCGTGCTGGTGCAAACCTACATTGGACGACGAAGAATTTGACGTATATGTACACCACTCTTTGGATGGCCGTGAGCGCTACGAAGAAGGAAAGGCGTTAGAATGATCTATAACTCCTCTAATGCAATGCCGACCTGCTCTTGCTGGGTTGTAGGTGAAGGCGAAGTCGACATGGTGGAAAGTGTTAACACGGAAACCGGGGAAGCTCGGATTTATCAGAAGCCCTTGTGTTTCCTATCCGATGACACCGCTGTGATGGAGATACGGAAGTTCTCTGCAATCCGTCCAATCTTTGCAGGCTATCCTGCCCCTTGTATGCTCTTGATGTTCCCGTGACTTGTGCTACCATATAGCTTTACAGGAGCTGTTATGGAAGTCACATTGAAAGAGTTGCTGCAGGAATTCATCCGCGCCTTGACCGAGCAGGTGACCACATGGGAGTGAAGTGGTTGTCCCGCGCTGTCGCCTATACCGGGCCTGCTCTTTGCCTTTGCACTACCCAAGAGATATTCGACGAGGCTTGTCAAGCTTTCGACTTGCCCGGTGGCCGGTTCATTGACGACGAATCCGATGGTGGAACTATGCACTGGTACGACGGACATTCTGGACCAATTGCTGTTGTCTGCATTCGTCCGCGTGAAAAACGCGACGAGTTGATTGCGTTCGGCATGATTGTGCACGAAGCCGCACACGTTTGGCAATACCATGCTGAATATATCGGCGAAAAGGTGCCGGGCAAGGAGCAGGAAGCCTACGCAATTCAGGCGATTTCGCAGACATTGATGATAGAATACCGTAGACAATGGCGTGCGGCTCGACGTAAAGCGACTTCCCATGCACTGTACGGAGACGTGACCTGAGTTTTTAACCTGCTCTTGGTTTGCTCCCTGTACATGTACGCACCCTATAAACGTGGGTTTGGGCTCGGTTCTACTGTCTAATATGTTTACCGCGTTCGTATCCGTAATGCGGTCTGTTATACTGTGTTACCGGGCTCTTTTGCAGCCCTTATACAGGAGAAATGAATGCCTTTGCATACGATCAGACGGTCCGCTGTTGTGAGTGGACGCTACGAGGTAATCCTCGTTGGTGAAGACGGGAACGTTTTGGCGGAACCGATCGAAATGACCGACGTGGGCGAAGCCTCCCGTATGGCTTGCCGATTGAACGGCGGTGCGTCGATCGAGGGTATGCGGTTCATGGATTCCTTGGCGCCCAGCTTCAGGTCCCTGAACCGGTTGCTGGCGATCGTCGAAGACGAATTCGCAAAACGGGAGAAGGTCAATGGCTGAAAAATTTGGTGGGCCTGTCAGCTACTACCTTGTCGATGTTTCAAACCCGAATCAAAGCCAGATTGCATACCAAGCCGAGTGCGGTGACATCATTGAAGCCTTGAGCATGACTTTCAACGAAGGTTGTGCGTTCAAGGCTATCTGGCGCACCGCAGCAGAGCGCACCTTGGGCAAAGCCAAAGCAGGAGGCGATGCGGTCTACGATGCGCAGAAGGTTCGCTTCTACGGTGCTCGTATGGAAGCACAATTGACTGGTGACAAACCGAAGCCTTTGGAGAAGCCCGAACCAGTTGCCGTGATTGCATCCGCAAGCTGTTACAAGCCTTTGAAAGATGGTTTGCGTCAACGTGTTCGAAACTTGTCCTTCTGGGTTGGCAACGCGTCGCCTGGATACGCAATGACGAGTGTGGACATCGAACAGCTCAAGACCGAGTTGCGCATTTCACAAGAACTCTTGGAGCGGTTCCCATGAACCGCAAAATGATCGTTCCCTGTGTAGGATATGACACCGCAACGGACCTTGCTGAAAAGATTGCGCACAGAGCGTATACGATCGAAGGCGTTATCGACGTCACGGTTGTGCACGAGTTTCCGCGCCCTGAAGAGCCGAAGCGAATGCAATCCCCCGTCCCCCTGAATGTTTGGGCCGAACTTCCCGATTACGAGCCCGTCGCGAAGTCCCTTTTTACAAGATTTCAGGAAGTGCTCAAGAAGATCGGGGGAGCGATATAATGGGCGTAAACATCCGAACAAAGGGTGCAGGCGGGGAACGGGAGATTGCGGATATACTTAACGGGGCAATCTACTTAACATACAAAGAGCGAGGGCTCCCGTATCCATCTAGCCCGATCGTACAGCGCAATCAAAACCAATCTGCAGTTGGCGGCCAAGACCTAGTTGGGACTTTCGGTTACGCAATCGAAATTAAACGCCAGGAGACGCTAAACATCAATACTTGGTGGAAACAATGTGTTGCTTCCGCAGATACGCTCGGCGAAGAGCCTGTTTTGATATTCCGTCAAAGCCGGGAGAAGTGGCGTGTCATTTTGAATGCGTATGCTCAAGCTCCAGGCCTTAGTATTTACACATCCGTTCGCGCGGAGATTACAATTATCGATTTCGTTAGATTATTCCGGCAAGCTGTGACGCGCGCATTGGACAAATCGAAACCGTTTCAGGAGATTGGTCTGTTTACGGGTTCGTGATATCCCGGAGTATCCATGTTGTTTCCGCTTACATTAAGCAATTGCAGGAATACTATATGGGTCGTGCGGGAACGAGCTATGAATGGTGAACAGAACATGGACCTGAGAGTTGTTTTGCATAGACTAGATGCGATGGATACGACGCTCAGCCGCATCAACGATAGTTTGGAGCGACTCGTCCGGGTTGAAGAACGACAACTGCAGACAGCGGCGTCAGTTGAGCGAGCATTCAAGACGATTGAAGCTGTAAGCGAAACGATTAATAAGCGCCTCGACCATGTGTCGGCCCGTGTCGGCGCTTTGGAAATTCCTTCTGCAATCAACAACAGGACGAGTGTATGGGTGGAACGAGCCTTTACAGTCACCATTGTCGCGGCTTTTGCGGTAGCCGGAACACGGGTCTTCGGTTAGCATGGAATTTCTTGCCCGGCGTCTTACAAACATGCGAGGTGTGACCTGCTGGCTGTATGTGGTCATAGCGGGCACCGTATCCTACGCGCATCCTTCTACGGCAGGTGCGGTCATGGCGTCTGCTGCTTTTGTTGCAGGCGCGTTTCTTGGCGTTTCTGGTTATACGGAGACCCGTGTTCCTAATGGAGAGCTTAAATGAGATTTCGTCATATTTTTATGAGCTTGGGTTGTATGGTTGCTTTTGCTTCCATCACATATGCTATCCAACACGATACCTCGAATGTGATGGCAGGTATCTTTGGTGATTGGGGTGTTGGCGCTACTCGATTCTTCTTCGGGCTTGCGGCTGCATTTTACGGTTACAGGGCTGTCACCGATTATCCGGAAGCAGATGGCCGGGAGTTGCACAAGATTGCAGCTCCAAACCCAGTTGGGGCGGGCTTAGCCCTTGTCGCACGGTCGTTGACCTTGATTGCTATGGCGATGATCGTGTCCGCTATGTTCAAGCCCGTTTATGCGGCAAGTGTTCCGGAACGAGCGTATTTGTATTTGCCCCAGCTTCAGTCCATTCAGCGAGCGCATTTCCCTACATACCCTAGGCCCGAAGTTCTTGCGGGACAGATCGATCACGAGTCCGGCTGCCCCGGGCTCAAAAAGATGTGTTGGAGCGTGAGTGCCCGTCTCAATTCCGCTCGGGAAGACGGTGTCGGTTTGCCTCAGGTTACCCGTGCATTCCGCCTCAATCCTGATGGTTCGCGGGGCGCTTTGCGCTTTGATGCACTTGCGGAAATGAAAGCTCTGCACCCGGAACTGAAAGGTGCAAACTGGGAAAACATCGGCGCGCGTGCAGATTACCAGCTTTTGATTGTTGTTTTGAAAAACCGCGACAATTGGGCTCGGTTTCGTACATTGGCGGCAGCGCCTGAAGATCAGATGCTCTTTGCTCTCAAAGCTTACAACCGAGGACAAGGCGGTGTTCTGGCGGAGATCAAGGCTTGCGGCAACAAAACCGGATGCAACCCGAAGCGCTTTACCGGGCATGCGGGGGATACTTGCACCGCAAGTTGGAAACCCATCTACGGAACGCGCAGCGCTTGCCACATCAGTCTGGCTTACGTGCCTGACATCGTTCTGCGCCGAGCACCAAAATACCGAGGACTGGTATGAGCACGGCCTGGGCGTGGATCAAAGGTGCGGGCAGCTGGCTCGTGGGCGGGTCTTCATCGCTTTACCTCTACGGTGCCCTTGCTGTGGCTGCCGTCGCTGGTGCAGCCTTGTGGCATAACGCAAAGGTGGAGTCCGGATACCAGCGCGGCTACTCGGTAGCCAACAGCGAACACAAAGCTGCCGAGAATCGCGCGCTTCTCGTTCAGGCTGAACGAATCGCTATCCTATCCAACGACCTTACGGAGGCATTAGCCGCATATGGAACTGTATCCAACAACCTTACGACTGCTCGCGTTGAGTATCGCTATCGCGGTGAGCGCGTGCGTGCCGCTGTCCAAGGCGACGAGCTCGACCGAAGACTCGGCGCGGCCGAGTGCGGAGTCGCGCGTACCTTTGCCGCCGGCGCCTTCCGCACAGCAGCAACGTGTCGTAATGATCTTGCAGAAGTTGGACTTGGAGTTGGAGGGCTTGTTGAAGCTTCTGCCAGCGCCCAATACGAGCACGACCGCGCCGAAGCCCTGAGGCGGTATTACTCGCCTTTCACGTCCCTACACAACCCCACCGCCCCCGCCAAATAACCACGGAGAACACTCCCATGCACCGCTATCGCCTCCTGATCCTCGCCGCCGCTGCTACGCTCGCCGCTTGCAGTACCAGTCCAGTGACGCTCAACTACGCCGACAAAGAGAACCCCGCGCGGGTGACGTCCATCAGCGGCCTGAAGAGCCATGACGCCGCCAACGTCGCCAACTTCGGCACCTACGCCCACGCCAAGGCGACGGAGAAGCAGAAAGAGTCCTGTTCGTTCGAGGCGCTGGACGGGAAAGAGATGTCGTTCAGTGGTGTGAAGAAGATTACCTGCTATCAAGGCAGCAACGGCGAGGACGGCGTCGGCCGTCCTACGCAAGCCCAGAGCGAGTTTGTCCAAAACCTCGACGCTGCCGGTCGCTTCGTGCAAAAAGCCACGCCTCTTGGTCTTGGCGCTATGGCACTGAGCGATCGCAATAACCAGCGCTCCAGCAACGAACGTATCAACGAACGTATCACGGATGCAAATGCGGAAACCGTTCGTCGGGAGAATGACCTCAACGCTGCACAAACTGGCGCCCTTATTGACGCGTTGAAGGAAAAACCTTCATTCTTTGTTCTGCCCGCAGGCGCAACCCCTACAGAGTAAGCGTTTTCACTCTTAAATAAGCCTGGATATGCTTTTTGTATCCAGGCTTATTTTTGCTATACTTCTAGCATGACTAGCACTTTTGGATTTAGCGAAGGTTTTGAACCGGAGGACATTCCTCCGGTTCCTGGGTCTATTCCCGAAGCGCAAACCCTATCCGAAAAAGAAAAAGCTCTCCGGGACTTGTTTGTTTCCGAGTATCTTGTCGACTACGACGAGTTTCGTGCAGCTCAGCGATGTGGGTTCAACGCCCAATTTGCCCGTGAATATGGCCGCAGGTTCATGGAAGAACCCTATGTGGCAAGCAAGATTAGCCAGCTTCGAATTGCCCCTACCGTCAACGAAAAAGACTTGCTGGATTACAATCAGCGACGGGTCCGCGAAGGACTTGTCACGGAAGCGCATTACCGTGGTCCGGGCTCCTCCCATGCAGCCCGTGTGTCCGCGCTCAAAGCACTTGCCGAAATCACAGGCATGGTGAAGAAGGTCGAAACGAAGTCCCAAGCGAATTTGGGAGGCGTCATGGCCGTTCCGGGCATTGCGGATATCGACCAATGGGAAAAGGTTGCTTCGGCAAGCCAGGACGCGTTGGTGCAAGATGCTGGCACCGGGGAGTAATCTCCCTCTAGTCTGGAAACCTTTGCCTGGGTCACAAACCCTGGCAATGAGTTGCCCTGCGCAAATCATTCTTTTCCACGGATCGCGCGGACCTGGCAAAACCGATGCGCAGTTGATGCGCTTTCGCCGCTGGGTGGGACAGGGTTTCGGCAAACACTGGCGCGGAGTCATTTTTGACCGCGAATACAAGAACTTGGACGACCTTGTATCCAAGTCTATGCGCTGGTTCCCAGAGTTCAAAGACGGTGCCCGGTTCTTATCCAGTAAGTCGGATTACCGATGGGTCTGGCCTACAGGTGAACAGCTCCTGTTCCGTACAGCAAAGAAACCTCAAGATTACTGGTCCTATCATGGACAAGAATTCCCATTCATTGGCTGGAACGAACTGACCAAATATCCAGACGACGGATTGTTCGAGTCCATGATGTCTTGTAACCGTAGCTCTTACCGTCCGCAGGATTTTCCTGTATTTGATGAACGGACAGGAGCGGTTTCGTATACACCGGAAATTCCATTGGAAGTGTTTGCGACAACGAACCCTTTTGGTGCTGGACACAATTGGGTCAAGAAGCGTTTCATCAACGCGGCACCTATGGGCCGCATCCTGCGCACAAAGATCAACGTGTTCAACCCGCAGACAAAAGAGCGGGAAGACATTCTGACCACACAAACGCATATCTTTGGATCGTACCGGGAGAACATCTATCTGAACCCAAAGTACATTGCGGACTTGGTCCGAATGACGGATAAGAATAAACGTAAAGCGTGGCTTGGCGGCTCTTGGGATGTGCTCAGCGGAGGCATGTTCGACGACTTGTGGGATTCGAATATTCATAAGATCCGCCCATTCAACATCCCCCCTTCCTGGCGCATTGACCGGAGCTACGACTGGGGCTCCGCAAAGCCTTTCTCTGTGGGCTGGTGGGCGGAAAGTGATGGCTCCGACTACATCGACGCAGATGGAAACCAGCGGTCTAGCGTTCGAGGAGACCTATACCGCATTTATGAATGGTACGGCACCAGCGGGAAGTCCAACGAAGGTTTGAAAATGCTAGCTTCGACGAT